CAGGTTTATCTTTAATATCATCTAATACAGCTTCAAGCTCAACATTCTGTGTCTCAATAACAGCTTTAGCATTCTCAATATCTTTAAGGTGAGCACCCATCTTATCACGAATCTTTTCAGCTTCAACTTCTTTCATCTCACGAATAGAGTCATTATGATCTTTAGCCGCTTCGATACGAGTTTCAACCATATCTTTTTGGTATCCGTTTTCTTTTATGCTTTCTTTATTAGAACTCACAATATCTTTCAATAACGTATTCATTGTACTAAACACTTGGATATCAAGAAGATCTTCAATAATTTCACGACGACCGTGTGCTGGTAGCTCCATAAAAGGAACGTATGTAGCACTACCAAGGATAACGATCTGTGTAAATGATTTATAGTTAAGCTTAAGAATGTTCTGTTCTAAGTAAGATTGATAATCTCTAACTGCAGCATCTTGGTCAATCAACACATCATTAAGAGCAATCTCAAAGAAGTTTGGCTTTATTCCACGCCTAATCTTATAGTTCTTTGCACCAATGTTAAACTCAATTTCTGTTTCGAGTTCTTTCTGATTAATAGAATTAACAAGCTGTGGCTTTGTAATCTTACGAAATGGTTTACCATATAAAGCAAATGTTATTGCATCAAGCAATGTAGATTTGCCACTACCGTTTGAACCACTAATTAAAGTGGTCTTGCTTTTATCTAACAGGATCTCAGTCCAAGCATTACCCGATGATAAAACGTTTTTATAACGTACTTTCTTAAAATGAATCTTCATTATATATTCTGTGCCTCTACATAAAGTTCGTCAATTAATCGTTTAATTTGTATCTTATCAACTTTTGTTTCTAAAGAGTTAATATAGTCATGCAAGATATCTTTTGTATCTTTAGTTTCATCTAACATTTCATCAAGACCTTCAGACTCTAAACTAAGAGAATCTTCGATAGCTTTAACATCGGCTGCACCAGCATCAGTCAACTTATTTAGGAACAAGTCATAGATGTATGGATTAGTTCTGTTCTTAACAATAACTTTAATAAACGTATCTTTAAGAGCGCTTACATCTAAGTTAGCAATATCTTCGATAGTCATATCAGCATCATCATATTCAATTTTATGGAAGATAACGTTAGGATTTAAAATCCATTCTAACTCACGGGTTTCTGTATCTAATACACGGAAGCCACGTTTGCCNTGATGATCTGACCAAGTCATTTCGTAAGGAGAACCAAGATATGAAATATTGTTATATGTAGATGGATGATGGAAGTGACCTGAGTACACAGCTTCAAAGTTTGTAAATACATCTCTTGTTAAACCGTGATCACACAAGTGGCCTTTATCCATTTCAAAGCCTTGAATAGAAAAGTGGCCCATACACATATCAGCATCAGACTCACGAATATCTTTCATCATATCTTTATAGTTACTATTATTAATCCAAGGAACCATCAAGAATTTTGTAGATCCAAGAGTAAGTTCTGCACATTTATCTTCGTAAATATTAAAATTGTTATACTCACGTAATAGCAAATTCATAGAGTTTACTTCATTCGTGTTTGTATAATATGTTGTATGATTACCTACTAGTGCATGATATTCAATACCGCGATTAGCGATTTGATCAAAGAAGAACTTCTTACCACGCTCTAGTGATACATAGTTGATAAACTTACGACGATCGAAAGTATCACCAAGATCAAATATGATTTTAATATCATGTTCATCAATATAAGGAAAGAACACCTCTGAGAAGAAACGTTCTTGATGATCTAAAAATAACTTAGAATCACCGCGAACACCGATATGCATATCTGTTACAATTGCTATTTTCAAGATTTTATCCTATTTTGTTTTTGGGTCTGCATCTTTTTCTGTATTAGCGTCTTTTTCAATTTTATCAGCTTTTTTCTTAGCTTTGTCTCTTGCTAATTTATCTTCAAAGTCTTCAATAAAATCATTCATGTAATCTGCTGCTGTACTGAGATGAATATTAAGATCTTCACCAGAAGAGTATGTACCACCAGTAGTAATCATATGTTGAGAAGACTTGAAACGAATATACATTTGCTTCTTCTCTTTAGCGATTCTACGTAGGAAAGCATACCAGATAATTTGCGTAAAATATGCAAACGGATTCTGAGATTTTTCTTCATTAAAGTTCATTATATATAATAGACAGTTTTCGATACCGTCTGAGATCATATCTTCTTTATAAGAATATCCAGAGAAATTTGGTTTTGTTGCTAATCTTGTCGCTATCTGAAATATGCAAGTACCTATGTAATCTGGTACTCTTGGTCTTCCTTCACCTGCGTCTTCTGCTTCTCTGCAGAGTTGCTTGTATGCGACCAAAGCGTCAAGAAGGTCCCTGTTATTCACGTAATTGCGAGTGGCTCGTCTTTTTGCCATTGGAAATACCTCCATTGATGTAGTTAAAATCTATTTAAATCTAATATAACACAGTTATGCACAGGTGTCAACTAGTTTGTTGAAAATAATTAATTTTAAAATAATTGAAAATAACAGTTGACAACCTTATCAAGTAGGTGTATAATAGGATTATATCCTTTAAACCATTATAGTCCCAGTCATTATATATCTACTGTGTAGACCTTAAAGTTAAACTGCTGGGTACCATATATCTCAATTCTCTTCTTAAAATGTTGTAAAGTATAGTTCTCGAATGATCCATGTGTCAAGTCATCAGTAATATCATATAGTGTAGCCTTATCGGCGTCGTTGCCCTTTCTTAGGGCACGACCAATTGATTGCAATACTTTGACTTCAGATTTAGAACCAGAAGCAAATATGATGTTATCAAGCTTCTTCAAGTTCACACCTGTTGAGAATACTCCATAAGAAGCAAGGATGTTATGTTGTTTGATAGGATCATTTTCAATGAGATGTCTGATGCGTTCTCGTTCATCACCCTTAGTAGCACCATATATGAAGTGCAGGCTTCTGCCTTCTTTTTGAAGCATAGGTTCTAAGATCTTTCCGTGTTTCTCAACAAGATCAAACAAGACTAAATTATTCTGTCCTTCGAGAGACCACAATAAATTTCTAATGAAAATATTTCTTTTGTCATTATTAACTAAGAATTCTCGCTCAGCAGGATAACGTTTCTGAGACTCTTTAATCTTCTTAAATTCTGTGTAAAAATTCTTACGAGCATCTTTACTATGTGAAAGAACAATTGCTTTAATATTAAAATCAGCAACAGTACCAGCATCCATAAGATCTTTTGTAGTAACGTGACTACGAACAGAACCAAAACAACCCTCTAGAACAAGACGGTGTGTTTTACTTTCTTCTGATTTTAAAGTACCGGTAAAGCCGTGACGATAATAACATTCATCAAGACCTTCCATAATTTTTTGAAGTGATTTAGCTTGGAATAAGTGTGCCTCATCTCCAAGCACAACTTTGAATTGGCTTAACCAATCTTTACCAACTTTCATTAGTGACTGCCAAGTTGATATAACTATAGGGGAAGATGTATTCTTATCAACACCACCTTGAATTTTATATATCATAGATGGATCACAACCATAGTCTTGAAAATCACCAGCCATCTGATGCACCAACGAAATAGTTGGAACAATAATCAATGTACGATGTTCAAATGCTCTATAGTAATGTTGTTGTATTAGATAGATAATTAATGATTTACCTGAAGATGTAGGAGATAATGATAATGATCTGTTATCTCTGATAGCATCTACGACATATTGATTTTGATAATCTCGTGGTGTGAANGGACAATTTACTTCTTTAGCCATCTCATATCCATAATCATCTGGAACAGATTCACCATTCATTAAATGATCTGGAGCATTAAGCTGATAACCACGTTCTTCACAGAATTTTTTAAGGCGAGGAAATAGACCTACATATAGAACAGGACGCATTGGCTGATATAATCTAATTACACCATCCCACATACGATTCTTATACGCAGGAGAAAATTGGTATCCCTGCGGTTTAAAAGAAAAGTAGTCTGAGAGTTCCATACGAACACCAGAATCACCTGTCACAAGTAAGTGTACAGCATTCTTTTGTTCTACGTTTAGTACGTCTGGCATATGATCACCT